TGGAGGTATGGATAATCATGTTTATTCTCTTCACTATGCTAATTGGGAGCAGGATTTTTTGACTACTGCGGTTCAGTCTCCCCAACAAGGTATTGCGCCTCTCGTTGGTATTGTCTCTAACAATGGTGTTTCTTCTCTTGCTTTTACGGATTCTGAGTCAGGTGAGAGTTTTACTGCCCAGATTGATTTGAATGAAGATGGTACTGTGAAGGAATTTAAGGCTAATACGTCAGATATGCCCGTTTCGCAATATCGTACCTTGATTGATTTTGCGACTTCCGGTATCTCTATTAATGATTTCCGTAACGTGAATGCTCTGCAGCGTTGGTTGGAGACGAATATGCGTAAAGGCTATCGTTTGAAGGACATCATTAAGGGTCATTACGATGTTAATGTTCGTTTTGATGAACTTGACATGCCTGAGTTTATTGGAGGTGTTACTCAGGATGTCATGCCTACTATGGTGACTCAGACTACAGAAGGTGGAGAAGGTTCTCCTCTCGGTTCTTATGCTGGTCAGTTGTCTTGTGTTGGTACATCTAAGCATTCTATTCGCCATTATTGTGATGAACCTGGTTGGATTATTGGTATCCTTTCTGTCGTTCCGGTTCCGAATTATTCTCAGTTGCTTCCGAAGTATTTTATGCGTGACAATGTTCTCGATTATTTCTTCCCGGAGTTTGGCCATATAGGTTATCAACCGATTACTTATCGTGAAGTTTGTCCTATACAGGCTAAAGCTGCTGGAAAGGATCTGTCTACTGTGTTCGGTTATCAACGTGCTTGGTATGAATATATATCTCGTGTTGATGAAGTTCACGGGCAGATGCGTACATCTTTACGTAACTTTTTGATTAATCGTGTGTTTGATGTTGCCCCGGAGCTTTCTGAATCTTTCCTTTTGGTTGATCCTTCTCAGACTAATGAGATATTCACGGTAACTGCTGAGAATGAAGATGTTTGGATGGGTCAAGTGTACTTTGATTATCAGGCTAAAGAGCCTATTCCGTTGTATGGTATTCCTAAACTTGAATAATTATGAAAGAGAAATTTGTATCTACTGGCCGTCTTTCGCATTGTGTTGCTGATGGTCTTTTCTTGCGTACGCGTCAAAATTTGGCGTATACTCCGTCTCAGATGATGATGCTTACGGAACGAGGTATTCCTGTGTCTTCGCAGAATATGCCAGAAGGTTCTTTTTTTGATGGTGAAGTCAATCCTTCTTGGACAGTTCCTATTGAACGTGATCGTGGTGTTGATGTTGCGGATGTTTGGCAGGCTCAGCAAGAATCTCGTTCTAAATTGCGTAACGCTCATCGTTTGGATATAGCTAAACATGGTTTAACTCCTAAAACTGAATCAGATGGCTAATGAATCTTCAATTAGTTTTGCAAATATTGGCGTGCCCCTTATCGGGGCCGCCACTTCTCTTTTTGCAGGTATTCGTGCGTCTAAGCAGCAACAGAAGATTGTGGCTCAGCAAATTCAGGCGCAGAAGGAAGAGAATGAAGCTAATAGACGCTATAATTTGATGCTTGCTGAAAAGCAAAATCGGTGGAATCTTGAACAATGGCAGCGTAATAATGACTATAATACTCCTTCGGCTGTGATGTCTCGTTTGCGTGAAGCTGGTGTCAATCCACATATGTACTATTCTAAAGGTAATGCTATGGGAGGTGTTTCTACTACTTCTCCTGAAATGACTGCAGGTTCTCCTTCTTCTCCTATAGACACTTCTGGTCTTTTGCAACAGCGTACTTATGGTGATGCTATTCAGAAGGCTATGGAACAATCTTTGTTGGCTGCTTCTGTTCGTAAGACTAATGCAGAAGCCGGACTTGTTGACCAGAAACGTGAGACTGAGGAGTATAATACTGACATTTTTAAGTCTGATGCTGCTTTTCGTAATGCTCTTAACGGTTCTTCTTTGCGTCTTACAGGTATGGACATTGAGTTGAAAGGTTCCCAGCGCAAGCTTACAGATGGTCAAGTCGGTATGCTTCGATATGAAGCTGCTCTTCTTCAGAAACAAATGGATAAGATTGACATGGAGAATAAGCAGATGGAAGCTACTATTTCTTTGATGTCAGAGCAGCAGAAGTACACTGCTTTGAAACAGGTTCTCGAGTCTGAACAAGTTCAGGCTATGTGTAAACAGTTGGCCTCTCAGACGGCTTTGAATTATCGTCAGGCTCAGGATATTGCCGCTACTCAGGCGGCTCGTATTCTTGGTTTGCAGGTTTCCGCTGAGAAAATGCAAAATGAGGCTTATTCTGTTGCATGGGATACTAAACTTAAACATTTGGAGTTGGATTTGAACTCTGATATGTTTGAATGGCGTAAGACTATGGAGAAAGCTCATGATGTTGTGGATCTGACTGCAACGGTCTCTCAGGAGGTTAATAGATGGACAGAGACTATTAATGGAATGAAGCCTACTGAGCAGGCTGAGACCCTTTTGGAGCAGAAGTTTAATAGTAAGGGTCAGCTTACAGGTACTAAGTCTGTCGAGCATCGTAAAAAATCTGGCCGTCGTTACAACAAGTTTTGGTAATATTTTTCAAGGTTGCAGGGGAGCCGTGCTGCTCCCCTCAAACTCGTAGAGTTGGCCACCGCGGCGAGCGGTATATACATAGCTTGGTATATTATTAGCAAGTGACACATGGTCGTCACGCTGCGGGTTGCCTCTTCAAGTTATAGTTTATCGATAAAAAAAAAAAGTAATGTTTTATGATTTCGCCTATTAAATGTTCTCACCCTCGTGTGATTTGTAATCCTTATTTGCGTGATTTGGTTTTGTCTAAACATTGTGTTCATGAAAATGGTATCACAACTAATTTTTCTTGGTATGAGATTAACCAGATGGCTCAGAAATGGCCGTACGATAGGTTCTCTCCTGCGCGTGTCAAGGATTTGTTTGACGTCAATAACTATTGGATAGCTGATACGGTTTCTGGTGAGTTTTTCCCTATGTATTATGTGGTTCCCTGTGGTAAGTGTGATATATGTCGTGAACAAAAGGTAAAAGAGTGGTGTTTTCGTGTTCATTGTGAGAATTCCTGTTCTTCTACGATTCCTCTTTTTATTACACCCTCGTATAATGATGAGAGTTTGCCCCCTGATGGTGTTTCTAAACGTCATGTTCAATTGTTTATGAAGCGTCTCCGTATTCTTCTTGAGAGAATGGGTTTTGATGTGGCTCATAAGCTTCGCTATTTTATTGTTTCTGAATATGGTTCTCCGGAGAAAACGTTTCGCCCTCATTATCATGGTGTCCTTTGGAATTTTCCGTATCTTGATGATAATCGTCTTTTGAATGATGTGATGACACAGGAAGTTATTGAGAAAGCTTGGTCTTATGGTTTTGTCAAGTGTCTCCCTCTCCTTACTGGAGGTGCTGCATATGTTATGAAGTATATGCGTAAAGATGGTAAAGTTCCACCCGGTAAAAACCAACCTTTTTGGATGTGCAGCCGTCGTTATGGTATTGGCTCTCAGAAGTGTGATGAGTTGCGTGATTGGTGTATTGAGAATCCTCAGGAACTTACTGTTTCAGTGAAAGACCCTTATACAGGTATGACTATGACTACCGCTTTGCCTACTTACTTTAAGAATCGTATATTCCCTACTGCTTCTCGTCTTATTCCTAAAGATATACGTGATTGTTTTGATGAGCTAAATGAGGCCTATCAGTATTTTTGTGTCTATTCCTCTGAGTGTAAGCATGTGTATTCTGAGTATTGGAAGCGTGTTAATGAACGTTATGCTTTTCTTCCTCGTAAGTATCATGGTGATGTAAAGAGTGACTTGCTTTATGATATGTCTGGCCTTCCTAAACGAGCGTTAGCTAGTATCGATGTTGAGTTGAATCGTCGCTTGGCTGCTTTTGAGCGATGTTACATAGCCTTAATGACTTACGATTTTTCAGAAGCTTTTGTTGATGAAGTTTTGCAGTCCCGGGAAATACGTCGAATAACCTGTTTGCAATTACCGTTGCGATGTTTCGATACGGATAGCCTTGAGTATGATATTATGCGAAAACGTGAGGAAGTTCGGCGAAAATTAAAGCTTTAACAAAACTTTAGCACTTGTTTAACACTTACTTTTGATTAAAATTACTATTTTTGTGGTGTAATTAAAAAGTTAATTGTTATGAGAGTCCAGAAGTTTAGTCAAAAGGTTCGCTTTACAGGTTCTTTTTTGGAGTGTCGAATATTGCGTAGAGCGTTGTATTTTAGTATTGTTAATCGTCGACGTAATTTGGATATGCTTCCTGACGAGTCTTGGAAGGAGGCTGCGCAGCTTGAGATTGATTTGGCGGAGAAAATGTATAACGATCTTTCAAATGTATGAGGTTGGTTATTGCTTTACAGTCAGGAGAGGAACTGTTGAATTTAGCAGTTCCCTCCAATTGGTCAGCTCGCTTGTTGGCGCGTTTCTGTCGTGAGTTTGGCAAACGTAATCCGTATTTCATTTTTAAAATTGAGTATCGTGATGACACCCTTTTGCCTTTTTGACTCGCCTTCCATCCGGACAGGGGGTATCGGGGGGCTCCCCGATATTGCCCTGAAACCAACCGTACAAACGTCCCCTCGCGTGTGCTTGGTGTTGCCTCTGTTCGTACGTGGACAAAAGCAAGGCTTTGCCTTGCCTCGCCTAAACACCCGGGGTTCCAAGGGGTTCTCCCCTTGGTCAGGTTTGTAAGGCGGAACGCCTTGCACCGTAGGGTATTTATACCATTTATTCCGCTTGCGTTTGGAAGTTTCGGAGTTTTTTTGTATCTTTCGCCCGATTTAAAAATTTATGTTTATGAGTACAAAACAAAAATTTCTTGTTGTTGTCTTGGTGTTGGCTGCTATCATTTCAGCCTGTTCGATTACGATTCAGGTTCAGAAGGATAATACAAACAGTACTCAGGAAAATTCACAGGAGACTAACCAGAGTGCAGATTCTGCGCGAGTTAATTTTCACTTAAATCCATAGTTATGGCAGGTGTTTTTGCAAGGACGAATGAGGTTAACAATCACCCGAAGCGTAATACGTTCCCTCTTTCGTTTCAAAACAATTTATCGGGTAAATTTGGTGTTTTGTATCCCTGTTTGGTACAAGATGTGATCCCTGGCTTTACTTTTAAGGCTAAACCTACGTTTGCTTTGGAGTTTATGCCTACAGCGTTTCCCGTTCAGACACGTATGCGTGCCCGGATGCATTTCTTTTATGTTCGTAATCGTAATCTTTGGAAGGATTTTGCGGACTTTTATGGAAAGACAAAGGAAGGTCTTGTTCCTCCTTATTTGTTGTTTTCGGAAGGTACTTCTTTTAATTCGATGGCTAAAACAGGTAGTCTCGGTGACTATCTTGGTTTACCTACTACGTTCGCAGGTTCTTATGGTGATGCTGGTTATCGTTATACTGCCCAGAAAGGCGTGACTTATTTTGAGAGCTTGAAAGGAATTTCGAATGTTGATGATACTGTTTTGCTTAATGGTGTTTTGGAAGACAATATTTTGCCTGAATTTGAGCCCCGGGATTTGTCTGCTTCGAATGATTTGGCGTTTCTTTCGTATGGTTATGCAACTTCGAATACTTTGAAGGCCCTTTCTGTTAATTCTCTCACGTTTCAGTATTCTAAATTGTACAATGATCCTGCTTTTACTATTGGTGGTTTGGCAGATTTGGTTGACGCTTTTACTGCTCATGTAGGTCAAGCTGCTGTTTGTCTTCAGATTTCTGGTATTATAAATGAAGGTACGTTTCGTGAAAAACGAGTTCGTTTTTATATGTATCCTATTACTCCTAATGGTAATGATACTAATTTTTCTTGGATTTCTATTTCCGGTACTGTTCTTTCTAATATTTTGGCTTCTGCTTCTGCGAATGTTTCTCGTATCAGTGATGGTAATTTTTCGGTTTCTTATACGTTTGCGACTGACTTGGCTTCCCTTTGTTCTGGTATTAGCTATGATGAAGGTTTGAATACTTTCAGATTGACGCGTTTGGATTGTGGTTATTTGTGTACTAAGGAACTTTTTGCTTCTACTTTTGATGGATTTAAATATGATGGTGAAGGTACTGGGTTCTTTTTGAATTTGAAAGGTATTCCTGAAACTTCTCCATTGCTTGATGGTGTTCAGTGGTCTCCTATTATTGCTCCTACTTCTATTGTGTCTACGCAGAGTGTTTCTGGTGTCCGCGATATTACTTTTGAGGAATGTCCGTGGACTAAGACAGGTCAGAAGGGTGTTAATATATCGGCCTTGCCTTTTCGTGCGTATGAGAGTATTTACAATGCTTTCTATCGTGATCAGCGTAATAACCCCTATATGATTGATGGTGTTCCGGAGTATAACAAGTGGCTTCCCACTGTTGATGGAGGGATGGATAATCATGTTT